TTAATCCACTTATTGAGATTATCTACTTGGCTTGCGCACTTGTCTCGCTCTGCGGTTACCCTGACTAATTGCAACACTACATCGCCGTAAGTCTCACCGGTAAATGCTGTCTTAGCACACGGCACCGTGTAGGCTTGAGGCGGGTAGATATAGCTTGTCTTGGTTGTGTTACTTCCGCAGGCGCTCAAGAGCAGACTGAGGCAGACGTGTGTTAGCACAAGGTTGTGTTTTAATAATCGTTTTAATTGATTCCGCATTTTCTGTTGCCATCCGTTCGATTTCTTCGTTGCGTTGTTGTTGCGCAATTACCGCAGCGCGCTCTTGTTGTAGTACAACATTTAAGACTTTGTTGACTTCCTGTTGTGCTTTGATGGTTTGGGCTTGAGCTTGGTTTTCGGCACGGATGTCAGAGATAGTGTCGCTTTGATACCAAATCCAACCACACAAGCCCAAAATTGCAGCCGCTAATATTTGATTTAATCCAATCATAATTACGCCATTAATTTGCGATATAACGCCACTCGGTCAGCAAGCCCGTTTGTACCGCCATTGATTCGGACAGTAACCTTTTCAACGCTTGCTAGACTTGCCAATTCATTTGTCTGCCAGTACCACACCGCAGCTGACACAGCCAAATCCAAATCTTCCGCCATCTCATGTAATGCAAAATCACGCCCCAACCAGTTGCGAAAAGCGATATAGTTTTTCTTGCCGGTGATTTGGATAATTCCACGACCACGATAACGCCAGCCGTCGCCACTTTCCTCATCGCCATTACCCATTCTGTTGGCATACACGAGATTGGCAATTTGCTCCGGCTTGCGAGCGTATTTTTTGGCAGTTAGTTGGTCAAAATACTTGCGGAAGTATTGAGTTAGCGCATAGTCGGAGTAGTTTAGATTTTCGGTAAAAACGGAAAATCCCACACTCTCATGTCCGCATTGCGCTAAAAACATCGCTTGTTGGATTTTGGTTACACAGCCGGCTTTTTCGATTTGCTTTTCAATCGCCGCATAAACGCCTTTTTTTGCACGCGGGAAAACCTGATTAAATTTACTCTCTGAAATTATCATCATCGTATTTACTTCCGTTACTGCGTCTATAACTAATATCACCGTCATTTACACGGTGGTTGATAAATTTAAATAAAAATTCGCGGATCTTCTCGGTGCCGATAAAGCCAATCATCGTACCGAGAAAGCCGGAAAATTCCGCATGACCAACAAGGTGTGTACATATCGGCACGGTAACCCCAGCGATAGAGGCGCAAATCATTGAGTCAATAAATACATAACGAAATGCAGGTTTCTTACGCATAAATCCCATTCTTAAAAGCGACATAAAAATTGCGGCACCGGCACTATGGATTGTCCCGTTACCAAAATTTAATTGTAGCCAGGCAATAATCATTGCCCACACATCAGGCTCTTTCATCGGCATTGTTTTCTCCGCCGTGTTTCAGGCAATAAAAAAGCCCACGCGTTAACGTGAGCTTGTGATATGGCAAAGGCGCAAGGAATCGAACCTCAATTAGCGGTTTTGGAGACCGCTGTCTTACCATTAGACTACGCCCTTATAGTTTGATAACAAAAAAGCCCCGACCGTTTCCGATCAGGGCTTGTAAAATCCTTTTGTGCGTTCGCTATGCGCTAAAACCGCAACTTACAGAGAATAGTACACTTTCACTTGCAAGTAATCAAGTGTTTTTATAAATTTTATGTAAAAATCCCCGCACAATTTTTAACAGTGCGGTCGGATTTTGTGGTGTTTTTAGAAGTCGATTTTGACGGCTTTCGGGTCAAACTGGCGCAAGTGTTCTAATGCTCGCCAGTTTGTCATTGGGTCAATCTCAAACTCTTTGGTAATGCGGTTTAAGATTCGGTTTGTTGAGCGTAGTACGCTTAAATATTCGTAAGCCTGTCCGTAGATTTGCCCGCTCATATTTGAGCCTAGCGCCTTAAAGGCTTTTTCGATATGTTGGAAAGTGCCGACACCACGTTTGAAAGCAAACCATAACCAAATAAGCTGTTGGAGTTCGTACTCGGTAAATTCAAAGGTGAATTTCTTTTCGGGTTCAGGCAAAGCTAACTGTTGCGGGTGAAGTTGATATTTTCCTGTTTTACGAATCTGCGGCAGGACTTCTTCAAATACCCACGCTTCAAATGGCTCTGCTTCCGGTTTACGGGATTTGATGATTAGGCGGTAAAGATTTGGTTCATTGATGAATGTCATTTCTTGCACCGCACTTTTGGTAGGGGTGTCGCGTTTCGCTACACCCCCTGCTTTACAGTGTTTTGAAATAGCATCACGCGAGTTTGAGTAGCCGAGAATATCGCAAACATCATTCGCACAAAACCAAGGCTCCTGATTTTTATCAGTGATGACTCGAACAGAATTAGATTTGAAGGTAAATGCTGAAAATTGAACTTGATTTTTCATTGTGTATTTCCTTTTTGAGAGGATTGATAATTTACCCATAATTGGGCGACCAACGGCTCAAAACCAGTACACAATCTGGCGGAGTTATTCCCTTTCGGTATTGTATTCCTCGCACCGTCGGTCATTGATTCATCATTGAGAATTTTATAATGGCGGTAAAACTCTCAAATTTTAGATACAAAAAAATCACGCTGACGGGGTGAAGTAATTCCGTTGTGTAAAAGGCTTTTGAGACCTTGGAAAACATACTAATAAAAAAAGCCTGTGTTGTAAACAGGCTTTTGAGTGCGTTATTGCGATTTTTTTCTAAAATTTTCGTCATTAATACAATATTCGAAACAATCTCGAATAATTCCACTTAATCTTAAAATATTCTCTGGGCAATCAATAATAATCTGGTTGCCGGACATTTCTAAGCCAGATCTCGCAATTTCTTTCTGATTTTCCTGTGTCAATTCAATCGGGATAATAATTGAAGGACGTTGTTTATTATCAAAATAACGCAAAATCCATCTATTAGATTTACCTTGATATAAAATACTAAAATAACTTTCAGTATCTTTAGCGACTAAATCCGCCTCTTCACCAAGGATCATCGAAACATATTCAAGCACTTGTCTTTCAGTATATGTAGTAATAATTTTACTGTTTTCAGGATCAACTATTGGCGCAGTTTCATCCACAACAATTGACTCAGATTCATTAATTGGTTCAGGTTCAACGACTTTCTTCGATAATCCTGAAACCACCATATCACTAACCGACTTTTCAACCGCCTGTTTAACAATTGGCGTAATAGCCTCAATAAAACGTTGATTTAACTGTCTTCCAATATTTGAACGCCCGGCGACATAACGCACAAATTCGCTATCAATTTCTTTTAATGAGGATGAGATAGTTTTGGTGAATGCGGATAAATAAATGCTTTCCTCAGCCAAGGTGCGCAAGGCTTCCGGTTGGAAGTTATCATGACAAAACTGAGATAATTGAGGTATTTTTGATTCGTCTAAAATCTCAAAATTAACCCGCAAGAATGGTGACGTATCCATAATATTTTTATCTTTTAAATCGGTAAAGAAACGCCATTCACGCCCGTTTGTAATTGCAGCCACAGTTACTTCCGGTGTTGCATTAAAATATCTGGCTAACTGCGGAGAGTGATTTGTTAAATCTTCATTATAAGATTTAGCTTCAATGAACATCACAGGAACATTATGACAAAATAGCGCGTAATCAACGCGTTCACCATTCTTGGCACCCACAAAATCAGCGGCATACTCGGCTTTCACTTTGATTGGATCATAAGGTGAGAATCCTAAAATATCGAGAAACGGCAAGATTAAAGCCTGTTTTGTTGTCTCCTCAGTTGTGCAATGTTGACCGGCTCTTATTACATGTTGGGCATGTGCTAATACCCTTTCTTTGAAAATTTGTTCGCTCATTTTTAGATCCTTTTGGAGTGAATAAGAGTAGCTATTCTACAAAACCCAAAATATTTGAGTAGCTTTTTAGTATATTCTAATTTTAATTTTGTGATTTAGATCTCATATTTTATCACAATAAAAATGCGGTCAAAATCAACCGCACTTTCTGACTGACATTAACGCCAGCATAAGTGAATTTTTTATTCTTCATCCGATGTAATGATACTTAATTTTCAACATTGAAAATGCACCTTGTAAAAAACCAATGCCACGGTTGCGCAGGCGATACATTTTAGCCGGGGAAATTGCCAATGCGCTTGTGATATCCTTTTCACCCAACTGCTGCACATACAGCGCCATCGTAACCTGATATGCCGCTAAATCCACCCGATGCAATGCCATTATTGCGCCCTCAATTTTTAAACATTCATCATCGCTCAAATGCTTTAGCCATGCTTTGCGCGGGGCTGACGGTAAAACAGGAATGCTTGGCGTTATGCTTGGATATTCCGTGCCAATACGGTCTCTCCCCCAACAATTCCCCCAGCGAACTAAAATCTTTTCGACGCTATACTGCATTAATTGGCTCCTTCTAACTCTTTAATTTTCGCTTTGTAGTATTTGATGATTTCTTTGCAATCTTCGATGGTATACTTTTTCGCCTCGTGGTCTTGTCGTTCTAACCAAGCCACCTTGTCTGCGCCGATTTTATTCACAAGATTGATTCGGTACTCAATGATATTTCCGCTCTTGTGGTCATTACAGGGTGCGCATTGCTTGTGTACGTTTAGCTCGCAAAATCTTAATTCCGGGCAGGCCCCGACACTACGATAATGCCCTGCGTGGTATTGCCCTTGATGATACTGACCGCAACTAATACAAGGCTGGTCTTTATCCCGTAACCGGATAAATTTATTAAAGACTGATTGCGCCTCTTTTAGCCATTCTGAACGACTTTTTAATTTAGCCTTACGTTCGTTTAGCTTTTTCTTTTCCGCCTTGTCTCGCTCTTTCTGTGCGTTTTGACGGGTTAAATCAAGTGCGCATTTAGGTGAGCAAACTTTTTGGAGAGAGTTTTTGGGGATAAACTCAATGCCGCATGACTTGCATTTTTTAGGCTTGAGGGTTTTAGGTTTACTCATCAAGCCACCATCCATCACCAATAAACCAATCCAAAACCACAACCACCACAGCAATAAAAATCATCGCAACGAGCAGGAGTAAAATTACCTCTAACATTATTTATCCTCGAACGTTTCAATTTTTGAGCATTGATAAACGTTTTTGCCAACGTAAAACTTGCCCAATCTCTCGCACTCTGTTGCAACCGTACTATGCGCAAAATACCAGCCGGAAAGCCAACAGGCTCCGCACAAAACAAGGGTGGCAGCAAGGGGCTGACCGAAAGAAAAAACAGGACAGCCGAAAATGCAATCAAAAATAAAATCATGGTTCCTACCTCAATCATTGTCCGGCACCGTTAAACAACCAAAAAATAAATGCGGTAAAAACTAAATACGCAATCCAGTTCCAATCAATGTTTTTCATCGTCCGTAAAATCCCCATCTATCGTTAAATTTAACCCCGTTCGCCACACCGTAAGCTGTGACATACTCTATAAGGCTTGCCATTCGTGATACGCTCATTTTTGCCGAGCTCTCACGGATATTCACAAATTCACCCTCAAGCCCCGGCACAACATCCGCTTTTTGATTTGTGGCGATTGCATGACCGGAGATAAATAAGACTTTCCATTGCTCCATTGAGAGTTTACGGCCCATAAATTCGGCTTGGTTAGCCACGTCTTGGCACATGGCGTGAAATTTTGCATTTTGCTCAAGGTTGCGTGTCATTGGTTGGATTTTGATAACCAACGGCTTTTTATCGTCCGTTGGCAACCCTTGGATAAACGCTTGGCAATTTGACCGCACTTGTTCGTTGCGTAAGAAAAACGTTTGCTTGTCAGTCATCGCTATACTCCACGCCCAAATCTTCTAACCCAAAGTAACCACAGGACTTGGTGCGATTCATAGAGCAATTCTCATTTGCTATCGGGAATGGCAGTGGGTGGATTACATGACCGTTACAACGGAATCTATCCTCTGACCATTCGCCGATAAATGCGCTTACCGGTTCGCCATCCCATAAATCCTCAAGAGGTGCTCCGCATTTAGGGCATTTGTAATTACTTCCCATCGTAACCACCTACTTTCTTGATAAAATCAAGACTCACGGAGCGTTGCACAAAGTCTTGCATTGAGGGGTCAAAAACAACAATCATCTGCCCCTTGCTATTACCCTTGATTTCTTGATTTGTCACCGGGTGGATAAATGCAATACGTCCGCCGACAATATCAATTACCTCATTTGCCACACCATGGATATGGTTTTGATACCACTGCGTAGATTTGTCGTTGTTGAGCAACATCACGACTAAATGACCGTCATTGCATAACACCTTGGCGCGCTTAATAAATGGCGTTACGTTAGAGTACGGAGGATTGACAAAAATAGACGCTCTAGACAAACCACCTTTAAGTGCATCAAGGTTAAAATTTAAAAAATCATCAGCTAGTCCACCATCACCGAAATAAAGCTTAACAAGTGCATTATCTCCATTGGCACAACCATCAATATCGAACTTAAACCGCAGGTTAAGCCAGTGGAAAACATACTTCGGCGTTTGCCATGTGTTGCGGTCAAATTGTTGCTCTGTCATGCTGCTTGTCCTCTCAATGCCGCCTTGCAGTTGGCGATGTGTGCTAATGTTTTTTCTTGTGGGAGATTTACGATTTTTTGCTCAATCATTTCCGGGATGTTTCCAAACTCAAATCCCGACCGCACTTTTTCGGCAGCTTCGTTCAAAATTCTTGGGATGGCTCTCAGTGTGTCATCAAGCGGTTTATTCCAGTATTGGTTGTAAAGCGTCTTGAGCACCCAATATTCAGCCCTGGATTGATATTCGAATTCGTGTTGGTTGAATCTCGCATAGCCCATGTAGTTTTTGTAACGCTGGATTAATTCTTCGGCTGTCGGCAAGCCCAAAGCGTGATAATCTTCGTCATGGCACCATGAGACGAACAATCCAACACTTGGCCAAAATTGGCTCTTTGATTCTTCCGCTTTGCTCAAACCTCTATTCAGCTGTGCGCGGGTGATTTTTTCTTTCGCCAATACGCGTAACCAAGTTTGTTTGGCGGAAAGAAAATCCGCTTCGGTTTCAAATGAGTATTTCCACCCTGAAAAAATATTTTTAAGTTCTTGAAAAAGCCAGTTAATCGTAGCTTCGGCTCGTTGTGCGCGTTCCGGTGGTAACTGGTTTTGTTGATTCTGTGTTGCTAAAACTTCCATAACTGACCGTCCACTTCGACTTCTACCCCGGCAGACCAGCCGGATTGATTGTTACTGAATTTGGGTTTATTTGCCGGCATCTGCTCGGCAGGCTGATTGTTCAAATCACGCCTGTACCATTCGGCTTTAAATCCTCGCCAACCGCGTTCGATTGCGTATGCAACAGATTCAGCAATTGGCATACCGAGCTTATCCGCCTCACGTTGAAACCCTTCCAGAGCTGTTTTGGTGATCGGTGCTTTACAGGCTTTGCGGTGAGTGATGAAGTCATCAGCAAGTTGACCAACGATTCCAAATTCAGCAAGCAAGGCAAGCGAATTTTTTTGCGTAGTTTTTTTATTATTATGATCAGTAGTATTTTTATAATTAGTATTATTATTTGTCGGATTTATTTCCGAGTTCATCGCCTAAACTCGGATTTATTTCCGAGTTATCTCGGATCTGTTCCGGCTTAAATTCATTCCAAGATTTCCCCTTTTCGGTCAGCCTGATTAAGTCTTTATCACCGTGTTTGCCTTGTTTTAGGTAAATGATTAATCCTTTCTCATCAAGCTCAGCAAAGTGACGATAGACTGTGTCGCTTGTCTTATAAAATAACGGCAATTCCTCAAGCACTTTATTGCGGGATACCCAGTAATAAACAACTCCATCAACGATAATTTCTTCGGCCCACGAAGTTGCTTGATTGAGCAAGTCAAACAAAGCTGCTTGATTAGCATTTAAGCCCCATTCAATGGCTTTTTGATTGTTTATGTAAGTGCTAAATCTCATCACGCCTCCAACCAATACTGGGCAACACGCTTTCCGCTTGGTACGGTAATCATTTTGCTGATGATGTTGTGACCACGTTTTTTAAGGTCGTAGATACGAGCGCCAAGACGTAAGCAGTTAAAGCGCTTTTCTGCGTCTAAGTGCGTTAGTCTCTCGACGTTTTTGAGTGCTTTTAAAATCTGTGCTGATTGTGTTTGACTTGTCGTCTCGTTTTGATTAAGATTTTCCATGTTTCACATTCCTAAGTTTTTCTTAGTAAATCACCACGGTTGCAGCCGTGGTTTTTTATTGCCGTTTATTTAGCGAGATCACGCACTCGATTGAGTGTTGTGTCGCTGCTAAATGCTTGTTTAATAATTTGCGGATCACGTCTTCTTCATCGGTTGTGATTTCGCCATCGGCTAATGCACTTTCCAATGCTTCAAATAACAATCCACGAGCGGACAGCTCACGCAGTTGTAAAGTTGAGATTTCCGCCGAGTCCAATTCGCTTGCGACTGGTGCCGGTACAAAACACCCACCAGCACTTCGGCAAAGCTCCTCGATAAAATCAGTGCATCCATACTCAAGTTGCAGTGCAATCAATTCTTCGTTTTTAAAACGTTGACCTTTCGTGTGATAAAGACGATTGTTTAATTCCGCCTCCGAAAATCCAAGAAACCCTGCAACCGCACTTTTGCCGCCAGGTATGTTCTCGATCATTTCGATAATGACTTTCTTCATTGCCATAATTTCCCGTCCTTTTTTATGGTTTTCTTTTGCGCCAATATGAGTAAATTAATCTTGCTGGTTGCGTAGGACTGACCAATTCACATCAGGTCTTAATTCCTCGCAAGTAACCTGTTTATTAGTTAAATTTTCAATGTCAGGGCAACGCTCCGCAGGGACTTGTGTTTTCTCCCATTTAGCAACCGCCCAAGGTAATATCCCGAAATGTTTAGCTAATGCTGACTTTCCGCCAACAATAGAAAATACTTTTTGTAGTGGGGTCATAGCTGATCATTCTATTTAAAAACTACTTTAAGTAGACATATCACTACTCAAAATAGAATTGAAGCAACTATTTTTTATTAGGTATGATCTACCGTTAGTAGGAATAATAGTGGAGGGCTGCTTATGAACTTGTCTGATCGACTAAGTAAATTGATGAGCGAAAATCCAAAAGCGACAATAGCAGAATTAAGTAGAGTTGCAGGGGTTAGCTATGAAATGGCTCGCAGATATATACTCGGAACTGCCGAACCAAGAAAAGAAAAGTTAGAAAAAATAGCCGAATACTTTAATGTCAAGCCTAGCTGGCTACAATTTGGCGAGGGTCAGCAGGAAGAAACTAAACAGATTGAATCAAACGTAGCCGAAACAGGCTCATTTGATCTGTGGGATCGCAATGCGCCATTAAACGATGACGAAGTAGAAGTTCCGCTTTTCCAAGAAGTACGCTTAGCCGCCGGAAATGGTTTTGCTGATGACATTATGGATTACAACAACTTCAAACTGCGCTTTTCTCGCGCCACATTAAGACGGCAAGGCGTGCAGTATGAAAATGCGGTATGCGTGGTAGCAGACGGTAATTCAATGGAACCGGTGATTCCAAACGGCGCGACCGTTGGCATTGATACCGGCAATAAAACTATTCGCGACGGCAGCATTTACGCCATTAATCACGGCGGGCTATTGCGGATCAAACTGCTCTACAATATGCCAAACAATCAAATAAAAATCCGTAGCTATAACACTGACGAGTACGACGACGAAATAGCCAGTCTTGATGATGTTTCCGTGATTGGCAAGGTGTTTTGGTACTCGGTGTTGTTGTAGTGAGCATAGAAGTTATTTGTAAATACTCAATAAAGCCTAATAAAAATGAACAAAAAAAAGAATAATAATTCCCCAATAAAGTTTAGGGCACCCTACAAATCAGGAAAATATCATATATTCCCAACACCAAACATACTTAATATATATAATGAAGAATCCTATGAAAGCACAGTAAGATACATTAACTCACTAGACAGTATAATAAAGAATAAGTATAAAAATGTAATCATTAGCTTTGTTGATTGTGAATACATTAAAGCAGCAGCAATGATGATTCTTTATGCAAAAATAGAAACTATCCTAAAAAAATCCGATGTAAATATATCTATAAAAACGAGCCTAAACAATGAAATTAATAAGTTTATAAAACAAGTAGGTTTAGTTTTTTTATGTGCCAATAGATGCTCAGAAAATGATATTAGAAAAACAAAAGATGGCTATCCAATTATTAATGGAAATGAGGGTGAGTTCAGAGATGATATTATTGATTTTATAAAAAATGAAATATATCAAGGAGTGCTAACTGACGAAGAAGAATACACTCTTAGTGACGCAATACAAGAAGCGATGAGCAATGTTTATCGTCATGCCTACCCCAAACATACCCCCAGCAATCAAAGACCTTGGTGGTGGATGTGTACAGTTGTAGATGAACAATTATTTCTTCTATTGTACGATAAGGGGCAAGGAATTCCCTCTACTTTTGCCAAAGGCAATACGTTATTTGACAAAATTGATTGGGATAGTAGCGACGTAAAATCTGCAATAACGCCGACACTAAAGCAATATGGATTACCAGAATCTACCAATGTAGCAGAACTAATCAAAAATACTACAGTCTCAGACTCTATTATGATAAGTCTAGCAATGTCTGATGACATAACAAGAATGACTGGAAATGACGAAGATAAACACGGTCAAGGTAGCAAAAGCATAAAAAAACTTGTTTCTGACAATAAAAATGGTAAGTTATGGGTGTACAGTAATAGAGGATTACTTTTCTATCAAGATGATAGAACATTGCCTGAACTGTACAATATGAGAAATTCAATTGAAGGCACTTTAGTGCAATGGAACATAAGGATAAAAAATGATTAAAACCATTACCATAGTCAATGATTTTTCCCAAAGTCCTTATGGGCGTAACGAAGACGATGTAACTCCTGAAGAATACAAAAATACAGGGAAAGCATTTAGAGAAACGCTGTTAGCTCCCTCTTTAAGAGATAAAAGCAATGATAAAGTAATCGTCGTCCTTACTGGATATAACCGATATGGTCGTTCATTTTTAGATGAAGCATTCGGAGGATTAATTAGAAAAGATGGATTTACCTATCAAGAACTTCTAGAACGCTTGGAATACAAACATGATACTGTAAAAAGTATAGTCAACTTGATTAGTGAACGCCTTGTTAAAGCGGCCAAAGATTTGGGACAGCTTCCAGATGAAGATATTTAAGGCTAAGCATATCATATCAATAGTGCTTATAATGGCAGTTATTGTTCAATTGACAATATATTTTGGTAAATTGCTAGATTTAAAAGATAGCATTACTGTATTCACATCATCTATTGTTACTGCCGCCGGTTGGTATTGGGCAGCACATTTAAATCATAGAACATTTGAGAGAAGTGAATTTATAAAAAACAAGGATAAATTAACTAATCTTGTCGATTCTTGTTTTGACAAACTTGATGAATTATTCTCTAAAAGAGAAACTACACCGGAAGACATAGAGATTTTTATAACAGAAAAGACAACTGAAATAGAAAATAAAGCATCCCAACTGTCTAGAGTATTTAAATCTGAAATTATTTTCCTTACCACAGACACTCTAACAAAGATGAAAAGCTACCCGTTAGATTTATTTGAGAATAATAATATGTTCCGTGAGAAAAAATCTAAATTGCAAAAATTTAGAACTGATGTTCTTGAAGAAATAGATCAAAATTATGAAGAGTGGTTAAAGAAATTATAATGTTTATTTAACCTCCATGACCGCCCTCAAGGCGGTTTTCTTTTGCCCATCTACCACCAAACTCCCCTCCTGTAAATCTATATAGATCTGATTTAGCTCTAAATAGACCTAAAACACCGCACTTTTCTACCGCACTTTTTCAAAGTGCAGCCCTCTTTCGCCCTCTTGTTGCTCAAAAAACAAGCAAACAAAATTCTTTTCTTTAGAAATCAATTAAATACCACTTAAAGTAGATTATTCTGCTACTTTTAATACAATTTTAAGTTGCATTTAATTCTACTTTAAGTAAATGTCCGCAACAAAACGAGATAACCTCGACGCTCTTTAAAAATTTGGTGCTTGTGCGAACGAATGTTAACAACCTCGAGGAAACGGGAAAGGTTGGTTAGACCCTGACAAGTAAACTTGTGCGAACTAATCATAGAGGGATTAGGAGCTTAGGCACACGGCCCGCAAGGTCGTGAGAGCTGAAAAGGCAACACTGGCATTCAATGTTCTAAGCAATCTGAAAAATGATACAAGCAGCTCCCGACTGAAAGGGCAAATGTAAGGGCGGGTGACAAAGTGGCAGAACTTGACATATCGGAGAGACGGTAAATTTCAAAGCGCATTCTACACAGACCGATCTAATGAGTGCGCACGGTGAAGGGAATGTTCTTGAGTGCGCTTTGAAATGGCAAACATAAAACAAACGAGGTTAAAAATGGAAGAAAAACAAGAAAACAGCCTATCTGAAAGAGATAAAGAACGAATCAAACAGGCTGTATTAGAAAGTGCGGCAAAGAACACGAATCTTAAGCCAAATGAAGTAGCTACTCAGTTATGTGAGGCATTTACTTCAATTCAGGCTTATACATATTCAAAATCCGAATAATATCAGTGTTTTCATCAAGCGATTCAAGTTCAGTTGAAAGTGCTCTAATAAACTCACCAAGTTCTTTTGCGTTATATGTGGTAACGATATTCATTTGATCACTTTGGGTTTGTGTTGCAGTCGTTAATATATCGCGGGCAAACATCAATGCCAATGTATCTGCTTTTGGCTTATTCATAATTTTCTCCTATTTAGATGTAGTCGCAAGGGGAATTTTACTCCTCGCTGTAGTCGCATACAAGAGGGCTTGAGCCTTACAAGCATAAAGAAAGGTACTATACGGGCTTAATTATGGATGATTAAGCTGGTTGCACCGATTTAGTCACGGTGGACACTGCTCAAGATGAGCTTATTCGCTAGGGATGACTACCCGAACTTTTGGTTACTGTCTTGGCCGAGCATGAGGGCTTAAAACTTATGCAACCTATAAAATTGGTTCCTTAGGTTTGCCCTCCGTAAAACGAGGGCTTTTTTTTGCCAACGGAACGAAAACACCCAAGGAGCAAAAATGAAAAAATTAATCATTACAGTTGTTATCGCAGTTTTAGGTTTGATATGGATGCTGTATATGTCGGCAGCACTATCAATAAAAACACAACACACAAGCGCTACTGATTATTACAACAATGATGTAAGCGAGCAAATCTCCCTGGAGTGGGAGCGTAAGGCAAAGGCTGAATGGGCTTCAGAATTTGGCGATGCACCGCCGAATTTGAGCGCGGAAGCTCAAGAATATCTTGAGAAACAGACCGTCAGAAAACAAGCTGAGTTAAATCAAAGAAAGGGTAAAGAAAATGGGTGATATGGGTGAGGCATTCCGAGAGCTTACGAAAGCTCGAAAAGAAAAGAGAAAGTTTAATTTAAAAAGAAGCACACAACTATTGGAATGCTTAAATATTCCTTTCGTAAAACACAATGCAGGATTTCATCTTGTTGTTTCTTACAGTGGAAAGGTTGTGGATTTTTACCCGTCCACAGGGTTATGGGTAGATAGAGAGAATAAAAACATAAAACGCCGAGGTGTAAGAGGTTTATTGGTTTATATCGGAGCGGCGCAGGAAAAACGCAATGGCAAAAATTAGACGAGGCTCTGTATGGGATTTTGATAATCCTGACGATTATTACGAACAATTTGAGACGCAACCGCAGAGCGATGATTTTGACGATGATGACACGCAAGACATCGATGATGATTGCGAATATTGGAAAAGTGGTTGCTATAGGAGAGCGTGAAAGTGAGTGAACGAATTGAAAGTAAAGCCGAATTGCTAAATGCGATTAAAAACTGGCTTTGGCAAGAGCGAATTACACCGGAAGAATTGCAAGAATTAATCCAGCAAGTAAAAGAAAATCCAATACCATTTTGAGGTTAACTATGAAAATTTATATCGACATTGAAACAATCCCGACACAAAACGATGAATTGAAATCATATGTGTGTGAGAACTTAAAAGCTCCTGGTAACTACAAAAACGAAGAATCCATTGCAAAATGGTTGGAAGAAAACAAGGGCGATGCGGTGAATAAAACGTCTCTTGATGGCGCTTTCGGTGAGATTGTGTCGATTGGTGTTGCGATCAACGATGAAGACCCTGTGGTGTTTTATTGTGATGATTGGCAAGCTCCGAATCGTGAGGTAGATATTTTAACTCGCTTTAATGATTATTTGCGTGAGCACGCCAGTAAATCCAAGGAAGTGCCTCAATTTATTGGGCATAACATCACGAAATTTGACGACCGATTTATTTTTCAGCGCTCCGTCATTAATGGTGTAAAACCTTATTATACGGCAACACGCCAAAATACTTACGACACGATGACGGAATGGGCTGGCTACGGCAATACGGTATCACTCGATAAACTTTGTAAGGTGCTTGGCGTTGAGCAAAAAGGCGATATTGATGGATCGAAAGTGTGGCAATACGTCCAAGACGGCAAGATTGCCGAGGTGGCGGAATATTGCGCTAAAGACGTTGAGCGCACTCGCCAAATTTACAAGCGCATGAATTTTATGGGGTGATGGAATGAAATTTCAGAAAGCTGAACGCA